AGACAGGGTATATATGATTATCCTGTGGAGGACAACTATCTTCAAAAGATAAATCAAAATCTTCTTACTCAATTAGAAAACTTAGTTATACAAAAGACAGACCAAAACACAACAATAACCACCACAAACCAAGGAAAAGAAACAAACCTAATACAAAATTCTAATAACCTCTCTGTAGATGCCCAAAATGCTTGTAGAGCGAATCTATCACCGCAATTTGATAGACTTGAATCAACTACAGGACAACTTACAAAATTGACCGCAACTGATTTCTCTAATAGTCTCAAAACCTATACAGGTACCGCACCTAACGCAGAGCTTCAGACTATAGTTTATGTCCTATCTTATATTCGAACATTCAGTATTGCTGGTGACCCTAAAGGAGAGTTTGTTGCGTATGATAATAACTTCAGTAATATTACTTTGGATAAACCAATAGCATCATCGCTTACACAGGATTTTGTACCTAACGTATATGCATGTATTAAAACCAAAACCATTAGTGGTGATAAATCATTACCGGCAGCGAAATTTAATGATGTAAATACCTACCTGAAATTTATGACAGGTCTTATAACACCGAGAATTTCACAGATTACAGGAGGAGTTTTTAAAGAAAAAATTATTGAATATTATTGTACTGCATTCCCTGCTGCTCAGGTTACCCTAGAATATTATGAATCGAACATAGATAGATTTTTGGGAATTTATGGAAGTATAGTTGACCAGGCAATTGCAAGTGCCGGAAGAGTGGGATTGAGGACTGATATAGGAACCGCATTCAATCAAGGAGGAGGAGGTCAACAAACAACAATACCGGCGTGTCCACCAACAGTATTATCAGGATTCTCACCACTGACAGGTACTACTGGAACTGTAATGAGTCTTTCAGGTACAAACTTAGAATACGTCAGAACTATAACGGTTGGAACAACTCAAGTGGATTTCAGAACAGTACAATTTATATCAACTAATAAAATAAAATTCTCAATACCACAAATAGTTAGTACACCACCACAACAACTACAAATATCAGTAACAACAACAGGAAATGCGGTACCTGTTACCGCACCTGGTGTATTCACTTTTATTTAATCTAATATATTTATATAAAAACAATTCTATGAATTTAAAAACAATGCTCGACAATTATTTGGGAAAACCAGTTAGGTTTTCAGAGCAAGACAATGGGGACGGCTCCAAAGAGGTTTGTGATTTGGACACCGGTGAGTGTTATATGGTCAGAGAAAGAGATGGTCTTATTGAGAGAGCAGGTCACCAACATTTAGCCAACAGAAGAGTAAAGGTAGAAACTGCCAAAGGAATTAAACAACTTTTAAACGGGTAAAAATGGGTATAGATAAAAAAATTCTAAGTGAAATAGAGAGATATAATTCAATTGTAAATTATATCAAAGAACAGGCTATTGAACCTCCTCCACCAGACCCTGCGGCAGATGCGGCGGCGGCTTTGGGGGCACCAGCAACACCACCCGCAGAAACACCGGCTGCAGATATCCCGAAAGGTATTCCAACACCTGAGCCTTTAGATGTTGAGTCAGACCCCGATGTAGAAAAATTAGATGATAAGGGTAAAACAACTGAGAAGAAAGATGAAGAGAGTGGAACTGAAGAATTAGAGATAACGGATTTAGTTGATGCTCAAAAAAATATCCAACAAAAACAAGACGAATATTTTGAAAACCTTTTTGGACAATTATCTAATTTAGAGAAAAGACTTGGTGAGATGGACCAAATCATGGGTAAGTTAAACTCTTTGGAAAGTAAATTAGAAAAATATAGGTCCAAGAGTCCTGAAGAAAAATTGAATTTGAGAGTCTATGATTCATACCCTTATAACCAAAGACTCACTGATTTTTTTGATGACAAAAAAGAAGAAATGGAAAAAACGGGAAAAAATGAATATGTTTTGACTGACGACCAAGTTAGTGATATCAATGTGAACGATATAAAAAATTCATTTCAACCGAGTGGAGAGGATAGAGAAGATTTTAAATTTAAATAATAAAAAGGGACCGATTGGTCCCTTTTAAATTTGACATATAGGGAAATCCCAATTATATTTGCTAAACAATCTAAATTTATAAAAAATGAGTAATGTATTAGACGCCGTATTGGCACAGTATGAAAAAAATCAAATGGGCGGGGCCCAATCGAAAATGTCGCAAGACGAAAGAATGAAAAAGTATTTCGCTTTAATCCTTGGTGATAAAGAGAAATCAGGTCAGAGAAGAGTGAGAATTCTTCCTACCACAGATGGTTCCTCACCATTCAAAGAGGCTTGGTATCATGAAATCCAAGTAGGTGGTCAATGGCAGAAGTTCTATGACCCAGGAAAAAATGACAACGAACGTTCACCTTTGAACGAAGTTTACGAAGAGTTGATGGCAACAGGTAAGGAATCCGATAAGGAACTTGCAAAGCAATACAAATCTCGTAAGTTTTACATCGTTAAAGTTATCGACCGTGATAACGAAGCTGACGGTCCAAAGTTTTGGAGATTTAAACACAACTATAAGAATGAGGGTATTCTTGACAAGATTATTCCCATTTGGAGAAACAAAGGTGATATTACAGATGCTGAAAAAGGTCGTGACCTAATCATCGAGTTGGCTAAATCTAAAACTCCAAAAGGAAAAGAGTATACAACTGTTTCAGCAATCATGTACGACGACCCAACACCTGTTCATACAGATAAAGACCAAGCTAACGAGTGGGTAAATGATGAGTTGTCTTGGACTGATGTATATAGTAAAAAACCTGTAGAGTATCTTGAAGCAATCGCACAAGGTAAAACACCAAAGTGGGATAACGAAAAAGGTGGATATGTCTACGGTGATGATGAAGTATCTGAAACCTCAATTGGTGGTTCCAAGTCTTCTAAAGTTACTGACCCACAAGCTGACGCTGAAGCTGACACTGATTTACCATTCTAATTTTATAACAAGGGCGGGTCAAACCGCCCTTATATTTTTTTATAATGACATTCAAAGTAAAAGAACATCCGAAAAAAGTTTTCGAAGCCGTCACCTACGATTTTACAATAATAGATAAAAACGGAAAAGAACTTCAACTCAGAAAATGGGAAGACTCTAATGGTGGTGGGTATTTTATTTTCGAGAATGAAGATTGGCTTGAGTTTCACCCCGATGAAGAATTGGACGATTTTATAACATACGATTTAGACTTTTAATTATGGCAATCAAGAAAAACGATTTTAGTAATCTGAAAAAGAAGTTCTCAACTTCTGCAAAATATAAACCCCAAAGATTTTTGGACTTAGGTGCCGATTTCTTGGATGCCGTTGGTTTACCTGGTCCTGCTATTGGACATATCAATATGTTTTTGGGTCACTCAGATACAGGTAAAACAACTGCAGCAATCAAAGCTGCTGTAGATGCTCAAAAGAAAGAAATCTTACCTGTGTTCATCATTACAGAACAGAAGTGGAGTTTTGACCATGCTAAACTCATGGGGTTCCAATGTGACGAGGTTGTTGATACCGAAACAGGTGAGTTGGATTGGGACGGATTCTTTCTATTCAATAACAACTTTAGCTACATAGAACAAATCACCGATTACATCAATCAACTATTGGATGCTCAAGAAAAAGGGGAATTGAACTATAGCCTATGTTTCATTTGGGATTCTGTAGGTTCAGTACCTTGTAAGATGACCTATGAGGGTAAAGGTGGTAAACAACACAACGCATCCGTTTTATCCGATAAAATCGGAATGGGTATCAACCAAAGAATTTCTGGTTCAAGAAAAGCGGATACCGAATATGAAAATACATTGATTATCATAAATCAACCTTGGGTTGAATTACCGGACAATCCTTTCGGACAACCGAAGATTAAAGCTAAAGGTGGTGAATCTGTTTGGTTGAACTCGTCTTTGGTATTTTTGTTCGGAAATCAGAAAGGTGCTGGAACTACAAAAATTACTGCGACAAAAGACAAACGTTCCGTTAAATTTGCCGTTAGGAGTAAGATATCTGTAATGAAAAACCACATCAACGGACTCGGATTCGATGATGGGAAAATTATTGTAACACCTCATGGGTTTTTGGCGGGTAAAGATTCAACAGAAGAAAAAGCATCTATCGAAGCATACAAAAAAGAATATGCCGACTATTGGAAGGATATTATTGGTGCTGAAGGAGATTTCACTTTGACCGAAGAGAAAGAAGAGTAATATGGTAAACATTCCTGTAAGCGTCGGTGAACTAATTGATAAGTTATCAATTCTTCAAGTTAAAAAGAATAAAATCTCAAATCCTGAAAAATTAGATTACATCAATAAAGAATTTGAACTTCTTTATAATTTATCTTCGGAGTATTTGAACAATTTGATAATTAAAAACTTATATCATAATCTAGTCAGTACTAATTCAAATTTATGGGAAATTGAAGATATCTTGAGAATATTAGAAAAAGAAGGTAAGTTCGAAGATGAATTTATCAATTTGGCGAGAAAAGTTTATTTCACTAACGACAAAAGATTCGATTTGAAAAATCAAATCAATTCTATAACTTCGTCAGAAATCAGAGAAGTTAAAGAATATGTGGACTACAGAAAGGAAAACAATCACCTCTAAATCAAATATGTGCCTAAGACTTTATTAGTAGATGGTGACAACCTTTTCAAGATTGGTTTTCACGGAGTCAAAGAACTTTATAACGATGGTTCTCACATAGGAGGGGTATACCATTTCATCAACACTATCCGGAAATTTCTTGAAGAACACAATCATGACAAAGTTATAGTATTTTGGGACGGAGATTCGAACTCATCCGTAAGGAAAGGTTTGTATCCTCAATATAAAGGAAACCGTCGCCAAGATATGAATGAGTACAAATACGAATCTTACCTACAACAAAAAGCTAGAGTAAAGATGTATTTGGAGGAGGTTTTCGTCCGACAGGTTGAAATGAAAGATAATGAAGCCGATGACCTAATAGCTTACTATTGTCAAATTGCGACCGATGAAGACATTATAATCTTCTCAGCAGACAAAGACCTCACCCAACTTATAAGTCAAAGAGTGACTATCTATTCACCTGTGGCAAAGAGGTATTTTAAGAATGGAGATAAGATAACAATCAACAAGGTTGACATCCCACATTATAACATCACTGTTACAAAAATATTCACAGGAGACAAATCAGACAATATTGACGGTATTGAAGGTTTGGGAGAAAAAACTTTGGTTAAACTTTTTCCGTTTATGCTTGAAAAACCATGCACTATCCAAGAAATATTGGATTATGCACGAAATATCCAACAAAAGAAATTACCAAAATCTTTAGAAAATATTTTGACAGGACGGACCAAAAGTGGTATACTTGGAGAAGAGTTTTACGTTGTGAATCAAATGATTGTTGACCTTCATAATCCCCTCATAAACCAAGAAGGTAAACAACTTGTTGAACAGATTCATACCGATACCATGGACCCTACTGACCGAGGTTATAAAAACCTTATGAGGCTGATGATGGAAGACGGCCTATTTAAATACCTACCTAAAAACGACGAAGCGTGGGTAAACTTCCTAAAACCATTTATGAAACTAACAAGAAAAGAAAAACGAAACACAAAAAAATGAAAAACATGAAAGAACACGACAGCATCAAGATGGAATTTTTGTTGACCCTGAACGACAACATCGTCGTCCAAAGATTCTTCAACGTCAAAGGTTTCAACCCTGAAGCAAAAAACTCTACCGAGTTTTATCATTTCATCAAATCCTTATCCGAGGAGCTACAGTATTACCTCAAAATGAAAACAGTTATCTATATGATGGATAACATGGAGGCAATCATTCATGACCCCAAGATTATGGATACGTCTTTTACCGAGGGTCCTGAAAACTTCTATCTTTCTGTGAAAGTAGGAGACCAGACAATTTGTCAGAGAATTTTCGATGGAAAAAAGTTTCCACCCAAAGTTCGTTACACCGTTGACGTAAGACCATATTTGAAGGATGTTCTTAAAGAACTGACTGACATTTTTTCAAATTCCGAATTATCTTACGAATATTGCGGAATTGATTTGAGAGATTGATATTTAAAATAAGAGGGGATATTTTCTTTGGCTATGAACAAAAACTTTGACTACTTAGGTAACACGTTTCAAATACAACTTATCAACCAACTAATAGAGGATAAAGACTTTGCATCCTCAATTGTCGACGTTCTTGAGCCATCGTATTTTGACAACAAGTATTTTAAAATCATCATTCAGATGATTAAAGAATATCATTCAAAGTATGAAGCTTCTCCTAACTTTGAAACAATTGAACAGATTGTAAGGGCTGAAGTCACCCAAGAATTGGTTGTCAAAATTGTTTTGGATACTTTAAAACAAATCAAAGATGCACCAGTTGAAGGGGCTCAGTTTGTTCAAGAGAAAGCTTTGAAATTCTGTAAACAACAAGAGTTGAAAAAGGCTATGGACAGAGCTCAGAAAATCATCACTGAAGGTGACTTTGAGTCTTATGACAAAGTTGAGGGTTTAGTAAGAGAAGCTCTTCAAGTTGGAGAAGTTGAAAAGAATGTTACAGATATTTTCTCAGGTTTGGATACTGTTTTGGAAGATGATTACAGACATCCAATTCCTATGGGAATAACAGGTATTGATAGATTGTTAAAGGGTGGATTAGCCAAAGGTGAGATTGGGGTCATACTTGCACCCACTGGTGTTGGTAAGACCACAATCCTCACTAAAATAGCCAATACCGCATTTAATCACGGTTATAACGTTTTACAAATCTTTTTTGAAGACAATCCAAAAATTATTCAGAGAAAACACTTCACCATTTGGACAGGCGTTGAACCTGACAAATTAGCCGAACACAGAGAAAAAGTAATGGATAAAATCTCAGAGATTCAAGATACAATGAAGAACAAATTGATTCTCAAGAAATTGGCTTCAGACACTGTAACTATGAATCATATCAAAAATCAGGTGAGAAAAATGATTGCTGAGGGAAATAAAATTGATTTGATTCTATTAGATTACATAGATTGTGTTCTACCTGAACAAAGTGCTAAAGACGAATGGAAGGCCGAAGGTTCAATTATGAGGGCATTCGAAGCCATGTGTCACGAATTAAATCTTGTGGGATGGACTGCAACCCAAGGAAATAGAAGTTCAATTTCATCTGAAGTTGTTACAACAGACCAAATGGGTGGTTCAATCAAGAAAGCACAAGTAGGCCACGTTATTATTACTGTGGCAAAGACATTACAACAAAAAGAGATGAACCTTGCAACAATAGCCATCACTAAATCTCGTCTTGGTAAAGACGGGGTTGTTTTCGAGAACTGTAAATTCAATAATGAATTACTTGAAATCGACACTGAATCATCAATCACATTCCTAGGATTTGAAGAACAACAAGAAGAAAGAAAAAGAGATAGGGTCAAAGAACTGTTGGAGAAAAGAAAACAACGTGAACAACAAAAAAGTCCCTAATTAAATATCTACTTTTTTCAAAAAAAACTTATTTTTTTTTAATTAAATTTGTGGTCGGTTCATCGCCGACCATATATTTAATAAGAAAATCACCGATTTTTTAAATAAAATCATTTTACAAAAAAATTACAAAAATGGACATTTCAAACAGAATTTTATCAGACATCACGGTGTACATGAAGTATGCAAAGTACATCCCTGAGTTAAAGAGAAGAGAGACTTGGCAAGAGTTAGTAACAAGAAACATGGAGATGCACATCAAAAAGTATCCCCAATTAGAAAAAGAAATCCGTGAGAACTACATGTATGTTTACAAGAAACAAGTTCTCCCATCGATGAGGTCAATGCAGTTCGCAGGAAAACCAATCGAAATCTCACCAAACAGAATTTACAACTGTGCATACGCACCCGTAGACGATTGGAGAGTATTCTCTGAAATCATGTTCTTATTACTTGGAGGTACAGGGGTTGGTTATTCCGTACAAAATCATCACGTTGAACAACTTCCCGAAATTAGAAAACCAAGTAAGGATAGAGGTAGAAGATGGTTAGTTGCAGATTCTATTGAAGGATGGGCTGACGCTGTAAAAGTATTGGTTAAATCCTATTTTTATGGAGGTTCTCACATTCAGTTTGATTTCAGTGACATCAGACCAAAAGGGGCTCGGTTGGTAACCTCAGGTGGTAAAGCACCTGGACCTCAACCCCTCAAAGAGTGTCTTATAAAACTCGAAGGAATTTTGGATTCCAAGTCAGATGGTGAAAAACTAAGAGCTATTGAAGTTCATGATATGGTATGTCATATTGCTGACGCTGTATTGGCTGGTGGTATCAGAAGAGCGGCACTTATTTCATTATTTTCCGCAACAGATGAGGAAATGATTGGTTGTAAGAGTGGTTCTTGGTGGGAACATAACCCTCAAAGAGGACGAGCTAATAATTCCGCAGTACTAATGAGACACAAGATTACCAAAGACTATTTTATGGACCTTTGGAAAAGAATCGAGGCTAGTGGTGCGGGAGAACCTGGAATCTACTTGAGTAACGATAAAGATTGGGGAACAAACCCATGTTGTGAAATTGCTCTAAGACCTTTCCAATTCTGTAATCTTACAGAGGTAAACGTATCGAATGTTGTATCACAGGAAGATTATGAGGACAGAGTAAAGGCTGCAACATTTATTGGAACCCTACAAGCAGGATATACTGATTTCCATTATCTTAGACCTATTTGGCAAAGAACAACAGAGAAAGATGCTTTGATTGGAATTTCAATGACAGGTATTGGTTCAGGAGCTGTGTTGGGTTTAAATATGAAAGCAGCGGCGAAAGTTGTTAAAGAAGAAAATAAAAGAGTTGCTGACGTTATTGGTATCAACCCTGCAGCGAGAACAACAACAGTTAAACCAGCAGGTACAACTTCACTTACATTAGGTACATCATCAGGAATCCATGCTTGGCACAATGATTATTATATAAGAAGGGTTAGAGTTGGTAAAAATGAATCAATCTATTCTTACTTAAAAGATAATCACTCAGAGTTAGTTGAGGATGAATATTTCAGACCACACGATACTGCAGTAATTGGTATTCCACAAAAAGCACCCGAAGGGTCAATCCTGAGAAACGAATCACCAATTCAACTTCTTGAAAGAGTAAAAAGAGTTCAACAAGAGTGGATTAAACCAGGTCACAGAAGTGGTTCAAATGCTCACAACGTATCTGCAACAGTTTCCATTCGTGAACACGAGTGGCCTGCTGTAGGAGAGTGGATGTGGGAGAATAAAGAGTATTATAATGGATTATCGGTATTACCATACGATGGAGGAACTTATATTCAAGCACCATTCGAAGATTGTTCGAAAGAAAAATACGAGGAGTTGATGAAAACGTTACACGACGTGGATTTATCAAAAATAGTAGAAGTAGATGATAATACAGACTTATCAGGCGAAGCGGCTTGTGCCGGTGGAGCTTGTGAAGTAAAATTTGTCTAATGAAAAAAAATGATAAAAATAAAGGGGAGAAGTCAGAAAAACTTCTCCCTTTGTATTATAGCGAAGGTGACAGAATAATTTTCACAGAAGAGTTCCATATTCGAAGGGGACAATGTTGTGGGAATGGATGTAGACACTGTCCATATGACCCTAAGTGGAAAAAGGGTAATACTTTAATAAAAAAATAATCAAAGTATATTTATGGGATATGGCAGACGGAACAACCTATGGTATAAAATTCCCATTCAACGATTCTTTCAGAGGGGACTTTCTTGAGCTGACTGAGTATACCTCTCAACAAATAAGAGCTGATTTAATTCATCTTATTCTGACGAGGAAGGGTTCTAGATATTATTTACCTGAATTCGGAACTAGAATATACGAATTCGTTTTCGAACCTTTGGACGGTTTGACATTCCAAGCTATAGAGTCAGATATAAGAGATGCGATACAAAGATTTATGCCAAATTTATTGGTGAATCAAATTACCATCGAACCGGCTGATGAATCTATGGAGGTCAACATGGAAATGGGTCAAATAACTGCGGATGAAACTGCAAGACTTTATGATGTTTACAGACTACCTGGAAGGGGTACAGCCGAGTATACTGCAAAAATAAAAATAGATTATTCCACAAATGCTCAAACATTTGCCGAAAGTGATTTTATAATTATCAATATTTAAAAATAATGGCTAACCGTCAAATATCATATACGTCAAGGGACTTTGCGTCAATCAGGGTTGAACTACAAAATTACGTAAGGACTTATTACCCTGAACTGATTCAAGATTTCAATGATGCATCAGTATTTTCTGTATTCTTAGATTTGAATGCTGCGGTTGCCGATAACTTACATTACCATATAGATAGAAGTATTCAAGAGACTGTTCTACAATACGCACAACAAAAAACTTCTATATATAACATAGCGAGAACCTACGGTTTGAAAATCCCTGGTATGAGACCATCGGTATCATTAGTGGATTTTTCAATTACGGTTCCGGCGTTTGGAGATAAAGAAGATGAGAGATACTTAGGAACTTTGGTGAGAGGTTCTCAAATTATAGGTTCTGGATTGGTATTTGAAAATGTTGAGGATATTGATTTCTCATCTCCGTACAATTCTCAAGGTTTTCCCAATAGAGTTAAAATACCAAATTTCAATAGTAATGGGATTTTAGTAAACTATACCATCACCAAAAGAGAAATAGTTGTAAACGGAATTACAAAAGTATTCAAAAGAGTAATAACACCAAGTGATGTGAAACCATTCTTTGAATTGTTCCTACCTGAAAAAAATGTTTTGGGTATTACAAGTGTATTGTTGAAGGATGGAACACAATATACAAACATTCCTACAACAGCTGAGTTTCTTGGTGCTGCAAATAGATGGTATGAAGTTGACGCCCTAGCTGAGGATAGAGTATTTGTAGAAGACCCTACTAAAGTATCAGACCAACCAGGAATCAAAGTTGGAAGATATATACAAACTCAAAATAGGTTTATTACCGAATACACCTCTGAGGGTTTTAAAAAAATGACTTTCGGTGGTGGTACAAATACTGCACAGGATGCCTTGGACCAATTCACTACGTTAGGTACCACTTTGAATATCCAAAAGTATTCTAATAATATTTCCTTAGGTGCAGCTTTGAGACCTAATTCCACTTTGTTCATTCAGTATAGAGTGGGTGGAGGATTGAATACTAACTTAGGTACAAATGTAATCAATCAAGTTGGCACAGTTTCATTTTTTGTGAACGGTCCATCTGAAACAATCAATACAGCTGTTGTAAACTCTTTGAGATGTACAAACGTAACTGCGGCAATCGGTGGGGCTAACATGCCAAGCACCGATGAGATTCGTAACTATGTATCATTCAATTTTTCTGCACAAAAAAGAGCTGTAACAGTTCAAGACTATGAATCCATAATCAGGAATATGCCTTCACAATTTGGTGCACCGGCTAAAGTATCAATAACAGAAAACGATAATAAAATATTGATTCAAATTCTATCGTATGATACACAGGGTAAACTTACGAATATTGTCTCCAATACCTTAAAACAAAATATTGCGAATTATTTGTCAAATTATAGAATGATGAATGATTATATATCAATTTTCAGTGCTGAGGTGATTGATTTGAGCGTAGATGTATCTATTGTTTTGGATTCAGCTCAAAACTCAGGACAAGTGATTTCTTCTGTAATCGATAAAGTATCTACATATTTCAATCCACAGTTACGACAATTAGGTCAAAATGTTTATTTGTCTGAGTTGAGAAGTCAAATACAAAATACTAATGGAGTTTTGACCGTGGCAGGACTAGATATTTTTAACGAGGTTGGTGGACAATATTCTTCAGCTGAAACTTCCATGAGATATTCAGACCCTGAGACAAGACAAATAGAACCTGTTGATGACACTATCTTTGCACAACCTAATCAGGTCTATCAAATTAGATTCCCTAATAAAGACATTCGAGTGTCAGTGAAGAACTTCCAAACAATTACATTCTCCTAACAAGTTTATTTTCCCTTGAGATAATCTATAATTAGGTTGTGTGTATTTTGTAAAAATACCACAATAACTATTTATCATAAAAGTATTTGATGGGTCAATCTTATCGTATAAGGACCGAGCTTGGTATTACAAAAACAATAAATGTAGAGCTAACTCAAGAATTTGAATTCTTAGAAATTCTATCTCTCAAACTTCAACAACAAGATGTTTATTCGAGATTGTGTGCGGACTATGGTGTTGTTGTGGGTAGGGTTACAGCAAACAATGGCTTAGGTATACCAAACGCCAGAGTTGCTATTTTTGTTCCAATAGAACAAATTGACCAATCAAATCCTGTTATATCGTCCATATATCCTTACAATTCACCATCTGATAGAAATGAAGATGGGTATAGATATAATCTTTTACCTTACGAACCATCTTATACAGGTCATGCTGCAACAGGTACTCTACCCTCAAGATTAGACGTGTTGACAGGACAAACCGCTGTTGAAATTTATGACAAATATTACAAACTAACTGCAAAAACTAATGACAGTGGGGATTACATGATTATGGGAGTTCCTCTTGGTGAGCAAACCATAGTAATGGATGTTGATTTATCTGACATAGGAGAATTCTCTCTTACACCTCAAGACCTTATTAGAATGGGTCTAGCGACAGAGGCCCAAGTCGCGGGAAATAGATTCAGAACATCTGCAGATTTGAACTCCCTACCTCAGATTATAAATTTAACAAAAGTTGTTGAAGTTTCTCCACTTTGGGGTGAACCTGCTGTTTGTCAAATAGCTATAAACAGAGTTGACTTTGATTTAAGAAATGAAGCTAACGTTGACATTCAACCCACAGCAGTTTTCATGGGTTCAATTTTTTCAACTTCAGAACAATACGCAATCAAAAGAAATTCCAAACCCAAAGATGATTTTGGTAATCTTTGTCAGTTAGAAACAGGTCCAGGTCAAATTTTGGCTATACGTCAAACATTACAAGTTGATTTAAGTGGTAACCCTTTTTTAGAACAATATGAGATAGAAAAAAATGGTAATGTAATCGATGGTAACGGTGCTTGGTTGATTGAGTTACCTATGAATTTGGAGTATCTAGTAACAAATGAATTTGGAGAAAGGATAATTTCATACGACCCATCAATAGGAATACCAACAAAATCGAAGTATAGGTTTAAGATTAAATGGCAACAATCTTCTAATGCGTCTGAGCAATATAGAAGGGCGTATTATTTGATTCCTAACATAAGAGAATTCGGTTGGCCGAGTGATATACAAGACCCGAATCTCAGTAACATATTCAACTCTCAACTACAAAGTTCGTATTATTTTGGACTGGACTGGAGTGGATATACCTCAGGATTCCAAGGGCAAGAAGCGGTTGATAAATTGGACCAAATTATAAATTGTGAAGACACTTTTTACGAATTTGAATATAACAGGGTTTATACGGTTTCAGGTTTAATAGACCAATATAAAGATGGTTCAAGAGGTAGGTTTATAGGAATTAAAGAAATAGATAACAATTCTTGTGAGGAAACAGTAAACAAAGTTCCTGTGAATGAAGGATTCAGAAATTTCGACCTTCTTTTCTTTGTTTATAGTATATTACTACAAATATTACAGATTGTAGGTGTCCCACTTCTTATTACATATCACCTTATTGCCGCACTTTGGAACTTTGTTGTTGATATTAGAAACGGTTTGACAACATTAGGATATGCAATTGGTGGTCTCATGACTTTAGTCGGTGCAATTGAGGTTATATTTGCCGGTACCCAATTCTCCTCAATTTTTACAAATCCAGGTGGGTTACTCGGAGGTTTGGTTGTATTAAAAAAGGCTATCGCATTTACAACAACAGGTCTTACAATATTAGGGATAACTATAGGTATTGATATATTGACAAGACTTTTGAGGAGAAGGTCGTTCAACAGATTTTATCTTCCAATTCTTACTTACCCCGATTGTTCATCCTGCTCTTGTGGTGAATCATTTTCAGATTCAGATGTAGGAGGTTCTAAAGTTTCTTTATTGACACAATTTTCAAGTAGTTTTTTTTATTATGAGAAAATTTTACAATCTCTAACCTCTCAATATTCAAGTGAAGATGCTCAAATCGTTGCACTTTCATTCTCTCAAGCAATGGGAACTGTGGGTGGTGATGAGGCTGCGGATAATTATAAAACTACCGTGTCACCTGAAACAAATTTAGTGGATGGTAATGATAGGTTTTTTGCTTATTCGCCAGACCTACCTTTTGGTGAAAGAATCAACGTTTTCAATACAAGAAAAAAATACTTTGATGGAATAAATAAAATAAGTGTTTCATTTGATTATCCCGCAAATTCTGCACTACAACACTTTGATAACACCTTGACAGTAGTTTCTCAAACATCTTTTGAAAGTGGTACACTTATGACATTTGTTGATATTGCAAGAACACAAGATGTAAACTACACAACGACTGGTTCTACTGTCGCATCTGGATTCCCAAATGGGATATCGGGAACATCAATAAACCCAAGTTTATCACAATACCCTGTTGAGTATGCTATCAATCAAACAACAAATTCTCAGCCTGTAAATTATATACTTAGTACAGGTTCAACTATAACAAATTATAAGTTTCCCTCTGATATAGAGTATTATCAGGTTGTAACAGCTATCACTATAAGTGATGCTATACAGATTTGGGGTGGTAATACAACAAATGGTTTATTACCAACAATATTCAGTTCTGACACCGATATCCTATGGAACAGAAGGACTGGTTCAAGTTGGGGAGGATTGAGCATTACTACTTACCCTGTTTCAGCGACGTTTGCTGATTTCAATTCTCAATATGTTCTCATTCTTCAGAGAGGGGTTGACCCATATTCACCAAACTATGTAAATAGGTATGGTCTTGGTAAATTATTTGGGTATCCAAATGAAAATGACTACGTTGTCACAGCTTCAACTAGATTAAATATACCAATTCAAAAAAACACAGATACAACAACTTCTGTCCAAAAATTTAATAACCAAAGTAACATATTTTATCCATCACACTTTTTTAGACCTGGAAATGATTATTCTGCTTTTACAACATCTCAAGTAGGATATTATAGTTCTTTAGATGCTCAAAACCCAGGACCAAGTATGTTTAATTCGACGATAAACAACCAATATGAGGGAATAGTATCGTCAATATGGAATGACTTTTTTACAACGTCGAATAATGGATTGATTAAAGTAAAAAAGTATGAACAATATGAAGATTTGTCTGGCGCGGCTTATTATTACTTACAAGGGGGTAGGAGACCGAATGATGTCAGTACTTTTTACTATACAAAAGTATTATTACCAAGTTTACTTACAAATCCTCTGAATATAAATAACTCTAACTTGAACGTGATGAGAACAGACAGGCTCCCATCATCAGATGCTTTAGACGGGTCCAGCTGGAATAATAACCCGGCCCTACTACAACAAAACTTAAATTTTGCAATTTATGTGATAAGTTCTACAGACCAAGGGATATCAACGGTTAGCTTCGGTCAAGGTGCGGATATAATACCCCCTGACATTGAGGGACAACTTGCTTGGACTAATGTATTAGATTCCTTTAGTTGTGAAAATGCAGTTTCTTTGGGTTGTTATGAAAAATATAATACTAGCTTTGGTGTAAATAGAAATTGTGCCACAAAAGATGATGTTGAAAGTGGTTGTTATGTCTTTATGAGAAGACCACTTCGTGATTTAGGAAAAGACATAAGAAATTTTAATGAATGGGGTTTCAGATATAGGTTTTTCTTCGGATTATGTAGAGGGGTGTTGGCTCAATCATTTACAAATAATTGGTTGAATGGGTCACTTTTTACATTCCCAATACAAATAACCAGAAAATGGGGGAGAGATAATAGATTGAAAGAACTTAGATATCCAAGAAATCTAATATATTTTGATGCGTCTACAAATAATTTCTATTACAGAAGTAGTCCGTGGTTAGGGACACCAACGACTGGCTCATTCATAGGGAAACCAACGTTGGGTCAATCATTTCCAATGAACATTAGAAATTTATTATTTCCAACGACAATAATGAATTTGGGTATGAAAGATTCATTTTATGATGAGATAACTTTCACACCCTCTACTGCGGCTTATGTTATGAATAATTTGAATTCAACAAGTTATCAAGATACGTCCAACATCGTGAATTTATTTGTGATTTCTAGAATTGCTAACTCTACTTTCCTCACGCGAATCACAAATAATGATTCGTTGAATGTGTTATTCAGTAGAAATCCAAACATTCCTCCGAAAAACAGAATTGATGCGGATTTAGCACAAATGATGTCAATCAATTGTGAAATCGGGGTCGTACCTTTTACCCCCGAATATTATGATAGTACTGGTCCGGTGAATACAAATCCTGTCGTTATTTATGGTACTACCGCAGAGAATGCTCTTATGGGAATATTTTTCTCATCCACAACCTTTGACTTGCAAACGAAAGATTTTATTTCACCAGGAATTATAAATTTCAGACCGAATCCTTTCGTCCCAGCAATTACATATCCATATGGGATTAAATCTCAAAAAGTACCATTCTATCAATGGCAATTGAATCAACCGCAAAGTATATTTACAATATTTGGTAGTGAGAGGAACAATTGGGCTACAGACATTCCTGACATTGTTACCTCCGAGTATCAAAATTTAAATAGGAGAAATGTTACAACCCCAAATTATTTTGTACCGTCAAATACTTCTTTTGACATTTATCAAAGGGGATATATTTTCAACGTTGATTCAGTTGGAAATTATGACCCTAATGTTTGGAACTCAATGAAAAGTAAATTTATGATTGGTGCTCCTAATCATTTTTACTTTGGATTATTCAAAGGTAAAAGTGCTATGGATTTATTTAAAACAAAATATCTACCTAATGAATAAATTCACCATCATACCAGCTAGTTTGTCTTACCAATCTGCACCCAAAGTGGACCAAAAGGTAACAGTGACTTTGGAGGAAAAACAACAACAAATAACTGAATATGATAGAAACGCCACAATATCATTAGAAGATGTTTTTGAATCCGAGAGACAAGCTTCGAGAATTTATAGACCAACTTTCAAAATAAATTATCTCTATTCGAATACTTTGACAGGTACAACTAACTATACACCGTTCAGAGATAACTTGTTTTATGTGAATTCACTTGAATCAACACAAACAAACATATGGAAGGGGTTTCCACAATACTACGAATTCGATTTTTATAGACCTGATATAAATGACCAACATTTAGACTACTACGCAAAAAGTGCTTATACCTACAATTGGAATTATTATTTTTCTTACGCCTTCCAAAATAACCCTAATCAAGTTTTATATACCAACTTGGTTCCAATCAATAGTTGGGTTGCTAAAGATGGGATTCCATTCAGTATCCAAAATACCACTTTCAATGGAAGTAATGTCATTGCGTTCCAGTGTGTTGCTCCACATGGATTGAGTGTTGGTGAATATGTAAAATTGTCGTTCAAATATGGAATAGTTGATTTATTCGAGGTTTATTCATTGGGTAATGGTCAGACAGATTCTGATGAGTACATTTTTAACATATTCAACTACGGATATACAGGTACAACATTTAATAATGGTAAAGTTGGTACTTTTAAAAGAGTTGGAAATCCTAACAATCTTTTAGAAACAACATCAGATTATTATGTCAGACAGAATAAAATATTGACAGGTGTTGATGATGCTCTGATGACTAAATCAGGTTTCGAAAAAAATATTTTTTTAGAAGAAAAACAATTACAACTAAGTTCTTTGACCCCTAATTTTATAACTACTATTGCTCAAAAAACTAGTAGTAATGCTTACAATGTTACCTCTTCTTATGATTTAGATATTACTACTTTAATAGATAATCAAAAAAGACCTTTAAGCGAACTATTCCTCACAATTATTCACAAAGGTTATACAGGATATTTCTACGACCCTTCCAATCCAATAGGAATAAAAAGAGGATGGGAGTTTAATTTATCATCACCAACAAACCCATATTGGGATAGAAATAATACTAACTCAAATTCAAATCTACAAATTTCAACATACACCAAACAAAACTACACTTTTGCATTTACAAAAGATTTAAACATAGGAGATATAATTGATGGGGATTTTTGTGAATGGAATAACTATGAACAGATAGAAAGGGTAATATCTCCACTTTATCATAAGATAAATTTCAATCCAAACGTATTTACACATTTACCTATAAGAGAGGGTTATTATTATAAACCACATCATTCGATGACCTTGAGGATTTTTTCAGATTACATCGAAACCGCTAATGTCGGGTCCGTAGATAATGTTCCGAGTTATTCTTACTACTCAAGTGCTGACCGACAATTCAGATGGAGAGATTTATATGACTACGGGTTTTTCGACAATATAGGAAGAGGAGTTGATTATCCATTTTTGAACAGTGCCCATTATCCTTTTACATCAATAGTTTTCAGATTGATTCCTGAAGGTGTGAATTTCAATGATAATCTATTTGGTATAAACTTCCCAATCAAACCATTATTCGATGAGTGTGCATAATTACAAAATCCCAAACACATCTTTAACAAGTGAATCTTTGACAATTCCGATAGAAATGTCTTGGGATTATTTGGGTATTGACCAAAGTATAGATTTATATGAGGAAGAAATTATAACTGAGGTTATTGGTGTTGGAAGAGACTTTGAGTTATCAAGATTTGCTCACGCACCGTTTACAGGACAACCATATAATCTAAAAACTGAAATAAATTATGAGTTCAATTTTCATTCAGGAACCTCACTGAATAACGTAACTAATTGGGTAAACACTTATTTGGCTGCTGGATTCAGTGTACCTGATGTTTATTATTATAGGAATGCTTTTGCGAACTCATTTTTCAAGTTGGATTTTTACGATACTCCTGATGAAAAAAAACAAATAAATTATCTCACAGCAATAATTCCTACACAACAAGGTGAAAAACAACCAGCAATTTTACCAAGAGCTTTGGTTGATATTAAAAAACCAAAATTTAAACTCGATTACGTTGGGGACAAAGAAGGGTTTTTCATTTATTGGTTGAAGAAAAGAAACTTTTTGGATATCAGTACCTTTTATATGTCGGCAAAATTTTATGATGCTCGGACTGGTTTCTTTTTAAGAATGATGAACAAACCACAAAGTTTTTTTCCAAACTCCCAATTCACCTTCGATACAACAAGATATTTTTATTATATAATGAAAATTGATTATCCGACTCAGACTTATAGAATTTTCGATTCGAATAACGTGAGATTCGGTCAACCAAATAACCCAGTCGTTTGGTATGAATTTATAAACCCATAATAATGTCTGACGTATATAACATAATCATATCACCCGAAAATATTCAAGGAGATTTATTCAAAGTAAATTACCGAGGTATTGAAGTTGGTGTGTATTCAGGAATGAGTCAGGTTTTGAGTGCCGGTCCTAATGGTAGTTCATTACTCACTGGTTTGACAATACCAATCCTGATAACTCAGACTGCGGTTGATGTTGGATATTATAGCCCATTCGATGGTGCTGTACTCCAAAAAGACGTTGTGGCTAATTTTATATTTTCGTCAACAACAACATCACCTTATGTTTATTATGTTTATAATACCTCTAATCAATTTCAGAAATTTTTGGAACTTTCAGTTTATACTGTAGATTGGGGAGACGGTAGTCCTCTTCAAGTCATCAGTAATTTTACTCCAAACTTTTTGTCCCATACGTATCCAACCGCTTCCGCAAATTATACCATCACTTTACAACAGACAAATCCATGGGGACAAACTATGGTGAAAAAAGAAATCACAACACCATTTACAAACATAATTGCACCTAACCCCAACGGAACTGCGTTTTTTATTCCACAGGGTGGTAGTTGGGCTAACACACCAATAAGTTATGATTACATTTTCTCAGGTGATGCGGTGAACACGGTTGCGGCTCAAACATCAAACAACTATTTAACGGTACCGTTCCAAATTTCTGGTATATCTAAATCAAGACTTACTGAACTCCAACTCTACGGTCCCAATCAATATGAGTTATTCACACCAGTGATTGCTAATGGTCAAATTTGGGGTAATATTTTCGTTACTGCTTCCACATACACAGGGTATACAATTCAAGGAATAAATTACTATGATTACATAGACGGCACTACTAACTACTTCCAAGATTCATCGGGGTTCACGAATCAAAATTTAACAGCAGAACCTATTACAAAAAATGAAACTTTGATAAAAGCGGTAGACCAACCTCAAATTCAGACAGACGTTTTTGTTGAGAGGGGTAAGAATAGTGCATATGAGAGGGTTCAAAGACTTGGTGAGGTCGATAATATAGGGGACATGATAAATTACGGATACGGATTTTTCAATGTAGAGGAAAAGGCAAGTGCCATCTAAAAATCAAAAATAACTATTTATAAAAAAACTAAATTATGGCAATAGGTTCATATGGTACAATAAGACCCAGTGATGTTTCTCCAGAAGATGTGGAAATATTGATGGTGTATACGCCATCAAGAGATGTCACAGATGATTTCACTCTTACAAAATTAAATGCACCAACAATATTGAGACCTTATTTCAATAACACTCAGACAGGTGGTAATGCCGGTGTTGAGGTATTAGGTGGTTTATATAATTTGAGCTTACCAGCACAACAATTCAATGCTTTAGGAATTTATACTCTTTATCTTAGACCTGCTCAAATCAGAACTATTATTACTGATTGTGGAGTTTTAAGTGCTTTACCAACAGTGAAAGGGATAGTTGTAGATTTGGGTAATGTACCAGCCGAGTATCAAAATAAATTTGTCCCACAAGGATTGGTTGGATTTAGAATTGAATATTTGAATCCTGATGGTTCTAAAATACCTAATTTTTTCAGAGTGGTTACGTCTTGTTTTTTCTGTGAGCCCGTTGTAACAAACGAAACAAACTCAAATCAAAAAGCAATTAGATACAGATATGTAGATGGGACTTCAAATCTTTTGTTTCTAACACTTTCACCTTCATCATCACCAACTAACAACCCTAACGCCACACCTTTTATAGGTCAACCAACACAAGGGATTATTATTTCTAATACCTATTTCAATCCTGTTACAATAGAAATTGAAATGGTTGAGTATGATATATCGAGTCTTGGTATTGCTCTATATGGTAATCAAACTAAGTCAATTGACGATGGTATCTATACTATCTATGATTCACAAAACAATATCTACAGACAATACAATCTGTATGAGATTAGAAATGAATTCAATGCTCTATTGTATGAGGTTAAACAAAGTAGAGGTACTAACATTGATTTTAGTAAAAACTTTACCACGATAACAACATAATGGCACAAGAAAAAAAATATTTTTATCCCCCTGTGCCTGGTAGTGGTTCAGGAACCTTCGCTGACAATATAGTTGGTTTACAGACTGTCAACGGAGGGGGTTTGACTTTGGGTAATTTTGATTTCACTGCGGGAGTCACAGAGAAAGTAAACAGGAAGTTTAATGTCGGTGCTTTTTCTGAACCTATGACTCTCGATAGTATGAACATCGAAGATGTTTTTGAATCGAGAAGAATTTTAGCATCACAATTCAGAGTTTATCCGAATTACGATGTATCACAAGTTTTGAACTTCTCTCTATATGGTTCCTTGTCAAAAAGGTTCGAGGTTTCGGTCACACATATTATAAATTATTTTCCTGCAGCTTTAGAGGTAGTTTTCACTAATTTGGATTTTACAACAGGAGCAACAGCAATAAACGTTGTCTATGACCCAGTTGCAGATGAAACTTCATTTGATGTTACATTAGATAGAATCATCAATCCATTTGATATTGATTATAGTTTCAGTGCAGATACAAATATTGCAGCTAGAGAAATTACCACATCATATCTTAGAAATCTAACGAGAACTTATTTAGATTATTGTATAAACATAAATGATGACATTTTCAAAGTTGTATCTTTTACACCATCGACTTCGCTTACAACAGGAACTTTATCTTTCTTCGTTTCTGGTGCACCATTCGGTACAACAGCAACCACTGTTTATGATAACTTTTTAATAAGACCAAACGATTTTATAGTAGACAAAGTTTTTGCTGAAAGTTTTGATACGGTAGAACAATTCTTGATGAATCGTTTTACGCAACCAGAATATACAGCATTCTTCCAATTACCACAACAAAATAGTACAGGTCAATTCTTCACACAATATACTCAAGTAACATTCCCTAAGAACGGAAATTGGAACTTAGATATTGCGGGTGTGAATTTTGATAATTACCTAACTCAATTACAAGATATTGCGGTAGAACTAGATTCCTATAAAACTAATTTGATATCAAGATTTTTGGTTACAGATGCATTCAAAGAATTTGATACTCTTGGTCAAAAAGTTGAAAAAATATTGCAGATTTATGGTAGGAGTTTTGACCAAATAAAACAATTCATTGATGGATTGGCATTCATGAATTCGGTAAATTACAATCCAGGTAATGATATACCGTCACAGCTATTAGTAAACTTAGCTCAAACTTTGGGTTGGTCTTCTAATTTTTCTCCCATAACTGATGAGGATTTTCTTCAATCCATTTTTGGAAATACAAACGAGCCGAACTACCCTGGATACGCCAAAGCACTTACACCAACGGAATTGAATTATGCTTTCTATAGAAATTTAATTCTGAATGCTTCGTATCTTTTCAAATCTAAAGGTACAAGAAAATCTATAGAATTTTTACTCAGACTCATAGGTGCCCCTGATTCACTAATAGAATATAATGAACACATTTACCTTGCAGACCAAAGAATCAATATGGAGAATTTTGAGTCTCAATTTGCATCCATATCAGGAGGAACGTATACAAATCAATTACCAACATTATCTAATGTAACTTATAGATTTCAAGGGCAAGTTTTCAGTGCCTTTACTGCCACATCAACCTATGAGAGTGTAAATGTTTTCAGAGGGGAATATCCTGTCGACGACGAGGGTTATCCAAAGGCACCTGTAAACACTGAAACCTACTTCTTCCAATTAGGTGCTGGTTGGTATGAAACAACACCTGACCATAGAAGTCCTGACGAAGTTGTAAACACAGGACAAGTATTTACAGGACAAAATTTTGACATACAAACTCAACTTGTTCCATTCACATATGGTCAACAATATTTGGATAGGTTTAGAGATTTTCCATATATGACTTTGGGATATTCTTTAGAGAGAGTTGTTGATAATAAAAAGTCTTGGTTAGCGGATGATGACCTATTCAGAATTTCAAGGGATGCCAATTTCAATTCGTATTATTTTGTAGGTAATGAAAAGTTGGTGTTAAATGTCAAAAACGTAGATATATTCCTGAATCCAGCACAAGGATTACTTTTTGATGTTTGGAGGGAGTCTGTACAATACGATTATCCAATACCTGAATCAGGTTTGACGGTAGGATACCCAAGCCCTGGTGGTTTAGATTGGACTTTTGTCAACCCAGAACCTAAAAAGAAAACTTTTTTTGAATTTGCTCAAACTTTTTGGCAAAATATGATAAACACAAGGAATAGACAATTTATAACCGATGGTAAAACCGGTGGTTATCCCAATTTACAATCCTTGTGGTGGAAATATGTTCTTTCAGAACAACAGACCGGTTTTCCTAACTATGATTACACATATCAAAAACTAATTGATTACGTGGACGGATTAGGTCCGTTTTGGATGAAGTTAGTCGAACAAATGGTACCTGCAACAACAATTTGGAATGGAGGAATAAAATTAGAAAATTCAATTCTCCACAGACAAAAGTTGGTATATAGAAGACAAAGGGGTTGTTTGATTCTTCCAAAAGTCAAAGACCCATGTAGGATTACTTCAGGAATTTTTAATGGTACAGTTTCTCAACAATATGTTAGTATTTTTATATATCCATGGTTGAACGGAAATCCTACTGTATCTAATTTTAGTAGTATATTATTATCATCATTAAATTCAGTTTTAGCTGAACAAGGAATCTCTTTGAATGAATGTGTGCTTGATACTTTGGTTTCTGAGTGGTACGTGGATTTGAAAATTGGAAACCAAACAATAGTGAATGAAATGTTCTATACAGGTTATGGTTCTAATGGTTACCCGTCAAATTTGGAATGGAGACAAGCACTTGTTTTGTATTTGCCAGAAATGAATAGTTACGGGTATAACTTTACTTTGAATGGTAATACCCTAACTGTATTTAATACAACATCAAATCCAGCATTTGTGAATCAAACACTTTATCTGAATGTAGGAATAAACCTAACAATAAATTGTAGTTAGTGGCTCAATTTAATTATATATTAGGGGTTACAGGTGATTGTTCCCATACTTCCTCGGGGGCAATAAGTATAACTCCATCGGGTGGAACACCTCCTTATACTATCGAGTGGGTGGACCCCCCGTTACCTCCAGTTGAATATTTGATTATAGGTACCTCTGTAAGAACAAATTTGGGTTATGGAACATATGCAATAAGGTTGAATGATAGTAGTTTACCTGTGAATGATTCATTCACCGTAAATATACCTGTTTCAAGCGGTGTCACTGCTTCAATAGTTTCAATTTTCCCAACAACATGTAATACCAATAATGGTTCAGTATCTGCAACTTCTACTTCAGATTACTCCTCCACAATTTATAACTTGCTTGATGAATCCTATAGTATTATTCAAACAGTTACTACTGATGAAGACATAGCAGTATTTGAGGGATTATCTTCATCTACATATAGTATAGAAGTTGTGGATTTTGGAGGTTGTACAGGTAGAACTTCTGATTTTATAATTGAAAAGTCCAATCCTGTTGATTTTGGTTTTTATGTTGTTCCTAATTCATATTGTTCTAGTACATCGAATCCTTTAGGAAAATTATATGTCACAGGAGTAACAGGTACGGCTCCCTTCAAATATGTTTGGAGTAATGGTGGTACAGGAACAACAATAACAGGTCTAACTACGGGAGTTTATTCTTTAGAAGTAACCGATGCAAATAATTGTAAAAAATCAGAGAGCGTTTATGTCGGAGAGGTGGAGCCTTTAGGATTTGGATATTTCAGTGCTGTAACCCCAACTTGTTTCAGTTCCGATGGGTCTTTAACAATATATGTTACAGGAGGCACAGCGCCTTATTATTATTCTGCTTCAACAGGGAATGTTGGAATTTCTTATCAACAGAATTTTACAATATCTAATATTCCATCAGGTTCTTATCAATTTCAGGTTACTGATGCGGGATTATGTACAATAGCCGAAGGCACTTCTATAAGTTCACCACAATCTATAGGTTCTGTTAGTATTACAACAACAAATTCAAATTGTTCAAGTTCTGACGGTAGTATACAAATATCTTTGTTCCAAGGAAATCCTCCTTTCACTTATACCCTAATAAAACCTGATAGTAGTTCCGAGAGTTTAACGTTAAATTCACCAATTTATACATTTTATGGTCTTGTGACAGGAGATTACACTGTGGTAGTAAGTGATGATAGTAGTTGCGTTTATTCACAAGATGTCTATATAATTGCAAACGATTTATTTGATGTCTACATAGCATCTACAGGTACAACTTGTGGTCAGGATAATGGCGCAATACAGATATTCAAAACCTCAGGTGGAACCGAACCTTTCAATTATTTTGTTGATGGTTTGGCCGTTGACTTGGATACTTCACAATCTGCGGTAACAGTTACAAATCTTTCATCAGGTAATCACTTTATTTCTGTAGTTGATTCAAGTGGATGTACAAAGGGTACTACAGTTTTCATTTCACAATCATCCACTCTTCAGTTCAGTCTTTATAGTGAAAGTTGTGGTAATGGTTCAGATGGTGTAATTACAGCATTTATATCATCAGGTACCCCGCCATTTACCTTCAATTGGTCAGATAATATACCAGGGAATCCTCAATCTATAACTGTAAATGGTTTGACAGGTGGTACATATAGTCTTACAATTAGTGATTCGGTTGGATGTTATTATTCACAATCGACAGAGATATCCTGTTTGGGTCAAAAGAGCGGATATTATGAATTTTTGATTGGGGACCAAGAAATGCCAATCACTGCTGAAGTAAATTTGGGATTATTACAGATGTTGAACGATGGTTTTGTTGATTTGACTGACGGTGACCCGAACTGTATTTTAAATTCGGCAGAATTTTTTGCAATTGTAAATGTTGAACCTGTGGGTCTGAGTGCATCGACTTCTTTTTATACAAGTAAGACTCTTGTGGATGTTCCTTCAGACAATGTTTGGATAGATTCGATAACTTCTTTGTTACAATCAGTTCCAGGTGTATCAAATGTAATTGTAGATACAGTGAATAATCAGATTACAATACAAAAAAATGCCGCAAACACCTTTTTGGATAACCAAATAATAAACTTCGATATTGCTATCGAATATGATATAAGTTGTTGACATGGTACAAGTAAGAATTGATTCGATTACTGGAGCAACCTACCCCGTTAGTGTCTTTATTTCCGATGTATATGGAAATTATCAAACACTGCTCGGTACTATCAATTCTACTGTCCCACCAACTGTTGATTATAACTCTACTATCCCATCAATTTTCCAAACAGCCCCACAAATAATGTTGACTTTGGTTGATTCGAGTGGTTGTTCTGTATTTAAAATTTTAGATTGTGTTTTTGGTTGTGCTTTTAACATCACGGTTGACCTAGTAGATTGTATTGTAAATATTTCCATCCAAGAAACCTCTTGTGCTTTTGACATTTACTCTACAGAATAAAACTGTGCAATGGTAATGGAAATATAATCCAAATTTTTTTCATTTATTTTCATAAAAAGGATTTGAATTGGTATTTATTATTAAAAATTAATGCCCCTTCAATCCATTATAGTTGTCAATACTGCGCCAGGTTGTGATAATTTAATAGAACAACAAATCTCGGCGGATACCTGTAATAACTATATTGTACGGATTACTCCGAATACAAATGCGTTAGGTCCCTTTGATGTTTACGTAGATACAACAGGTTCAACACCAGTGTATTCTGCTCAGACAAGAACTCAAATGATAAATGGGGTTGTTGTGCAATTGGGTCCTTGTATTACACCTACTCCTACACCAACACCTAGTTTCACTCCAACACCTAATGTAACTCCAACACAAACAGCTACCCCATCTGAAACTCCGACAAACACTCCCACACCTTCGATTACGCCATCAGGAAGCGAAACACCAACGCCAACTCCTACATTTACAAGTACACCAACGCAAACACCAACATATACACCTTCTGAGACTCCTACCGAAACTCCTACAGAAACACCGACTGAAACTCCAACTTCGACAACGACGCAAACTCCGACTCAAACCGAAACTCCAACACAAACAGCTACTCCAACCACAACACCAACACCAACTCCAACAATATCAGTTTTTGAAATTGCAATCATAACTCAAGATGGTATTGAGTTGATAAGTCAAGATGGTAGTAATTGGATTTTACAACAAGAAATAAATTCATATCTAGTTTCCAGTGGTGATTCGATTTGTCAGTCTGGTTCGTATTCACTGACTCAGACACTTTATTCTGCATCCCCAAGTTGGACCACAGCCGTAAGTTTCTATACAGATAATGGTCTAACAACTCCTTTCAACGGTAATAATTTGTATTATAGTAATGATGTTGGTGGATGTGAAATGTGGCAAATAGGAACGGATGGATTTGTAATTGGTTTAATATGTTCAAACTGTTAAAAAATAAAAAAAAGAAATAGAAAAAATAAAATATTTATAGGTTATGGCAACAACAAGAATTACGGATTTACCGATAGTATTATCAGCAGCCCCCGCTGATGTATTATATATAGTAACAGACTATACTGGGGGAACATCAGGTACCTCGGGGCAAATCGCGTTTTCTGCCTTGACTGCAAGTATCACAGGGGGAACGAGTGGTACATCAGGTACAAGTGGAACTTCGGGTAACTCTGGTACTTCAGGTACAAGTGGAACTTCGGGTAACTCAGGCACATCAGGTACAAGTGGAACTTCGGGTAACT